CGGAGCTGCTTCAGCCATAAGTCGACTGATTTCTTTCTCCATGTCTTCCGGCATTTCATCTTCTGGGTTCGGCAACGCAACACCAAGAGCCATCTCAATCTTCTGTCTGTAGGCATACCCAACGTGTTCAGCTATGTGCGACTGCATAGCCGCCATAATCACAGGTGCTTGCGGATTCTGCCCAATGAGTTGCTGTACGATAGGGTCCGTCATAGCAGACTGGTGGACCTTAATATGAGATTCATGATCTTGGTAAATAAACGCCTTTAAGGGTTTACCCTTAAGCGCATTCATGTTCTCTGTTACTGGGTCAGTTGGTTTCTGATCTTCTTCTAGCGGCACAAGCTTATCTGCATGCTTAATACCAAGGACGTCTAGCATCTGTCTATGTAGCACCGGCAAGTTATAAATCTGTGGTGCCATCTGTGCCAACTGAATAACCGCTTGGTACTGTACAACTCTTTGTGAAAGAGTAGCAGCATTAGGGTCACTAACAGGAATAACTTCAACCATACTGTAGTCAGATTTTTTAGCACTTGCCCGACCTTCTTCTGGCTCGTATGTATAGTCTGGGTCTGTGTAATCCCTAATAATTGCAGCTAATAACTGCAATTCTTGCTTCATTGTGTAGTGCGTACGGGCCTGAACAGCGGACATTACCTTGAGAGTTCGCTCCAAAATGGCCAGAGTAGTACCCACTGGCGCTTGATTTGACATGTCCGCAACCTTCATATCTGAAGTAGCGGCAAATCTGCGTCCCTCTTCAACAATCTTATCCATTAACCCAGATAAAACTACTGACGGTTCTTTATAAGGTAAAGGTAATATGTTGTCTCTTATATTACCCGCACCTAAGTCTACGTCACGAAATTCTCCCGGAGCTATCGGTGTATCGTCGCCCCTGATTCGTAAACCCCTAGCTTTAAGTCCGCCGGGTAGGTTTGATAAGGTTCCAGCGTCCACCAACTGACGCATAATACTGGTAGCACTCTTAGCGTATCCGCCTATTAAATGGAACAGCCCAAAGCCATACGAACCATACCCCGGAATATACTGGTAATGGACAAAATGTTGTCTTTTAAGTTTTAGCTCATCGTCTTCTTTCCAGTTACGGCGAATAGCTATAATTTCTTCAGTGCCCCGTAGCATTGTTACTACATATGGCAACGCAATACCTGTTGGTTCGCCGTCTTCATCTTCGTCTTCAAACCCCGGTAAGTCTAAATCAGCATGAATTTCATATAACTCGTAGCGATCGTCAAAAGAAGCCGAAAAACCTGTTTCTTTGTCTTTTTTCTGTTGAATTTCGTTTAAAAACGTGTCTGGCTCGTCTTCTAAATCAGTTTCTGCGTAGAACCCAGCGTTCATTAACTTAAGCAATTCGTTCTTATTCTTACGCATTCTGTGCGTAATCCGTGAACAAGTCTCAATATCACTAGCCCCATACGGCAAAATAACATCTTCTGCGGGTATAAATACCGCTACTTGCCTATCTAAACTTGGGTCAAAGTATATCTTTTTAAATGCCGAACCAGCACTTGGTAAGTTCCACAACATCTTTTCATGCTCAAGTCTGTACTCAGGCATCTTTTCAGTAAGCTGGTAGTTCATGTCATCTTGTACACGAATAGCCGCTTCCTTCTTTTCAGGAGTCTCTTTCCCGATAATCTGCGTTCTTGCTGGTCCTTTGGCTGGAAACGTCTCCATAATGGTGTCGGACTGAAACCGCACAACAGCTTCGGTAATCATAGGGTGGAACACTCCGCATGCTCCGTTCCAAGGTTCCGTACGTTCCTCAAACTTTAGTCCAAGAAGCGTAATCCCGTCCTTGTACATTTTTTCCCAGTCTTTACGGGAGGCAAGGTCATTGTCAATGTCTTCTGTCAAATCTCCTGCAAGCTGCTGTAAATCAGCATCTTCCATTACCTCAACTAGGTTTTGATTAAAGTCTTCTCCGTCTTCGGCGTCGGGGTCAATCTCTATCTCAACGTCCCCCATTTTAATATTTACCGATTCTGGGTCTTCAATTTCAATTTCAATATCCGGTTCTTCTTCGGCTAAAGCGCTTAACCCTTGCGGGGCTTCGTATAAACTTTTTTCTATGCTCATTATTTTTCCTTAGTAATACGCCGCTTTACGGCGGTACTTGTACAAGAGGTCGTCGTCTTTTTCATCTGAGTCAAGGCTAATAAACCCACCTTGCCTATACCGCAATAGTGCTTGGGACACCGTATCCACATAGTCGTCGTGTTCGCCTACAGGAAAACTAGCTACTTCTTCAACCACTTCTCTAGCCCACCTTGTATCGGGTGCCCATACTTTACCGCTGGTAAATAAATCTGCTACAGCGTTAAGCCTGACCATTTTATCATTACCACGGGACGGTGAAAACTCCTGTACAGGAATGCCTATCCGTCGCAGTTCTTGAATTAGTGGTGCTCCCGCCGCTTTTTTCTCAACTATAAACGCATCGGGGTTCCACTCTTTATAGTGTTTTAGCGCTGTAGCCTTTAATTCTGGGAAAGTCATCCTGTCTTTAAACGCATCTAACAGTATTAAGTTCGGACTACCCTTGTCCTCGTTGTTATACCAAACCCCCCATGTAGTACATGCGGAGTAGTCGGCTGTATTACTAGTTTCAAACGCCGTATCCCAAGACTGAATAACGTATTCTACGTGTGGTGGGTCGTCTTGCTCCCATATCTGCCAATCTTTACGCCCAATAACCGCCGACATGTCGGATGTGGGGTTCTGCATGTATTGGGCGTTCCAATATCTTGGGTCAATACTGGCTTTAGTGTTCTTTAGCGCCTCAAGGGGCCACTGTTCGGGCCAAAGTGACTTCTCTTTATCTGTATCTTCGTGCAATATGGCTGGTAACTCAACCAACTCCCACGGAATAGTGTTTGGATTCTTAATCTGATAGTCCAGTAAGCGCCCTGTCAAATCCAATAACGACCATCTAGTCATAATTACAATAATCGCCCCACCCGGCATAAGCCGTTGTAGAGGTCCGGTCTGAAACCAAGACCAAGCTGTATCAAACGCTAGACGTGAATTAGACTTTACATCTTGCTCACTATGTGGGTCATCAACAACAAACAAATCAGCACCCCTACCTGCAAGAGCACCGCCAACACCAGCAGCATAATACTGTCCACCAGCACCGGTCGACCACTTACCCGCTGCTTTTTGGTCATCCGCAACCACAGTGTCTGGAAATAACTCATTGTATTCCTCGCTTTCAATCAGATTCCGTACTCGCCGACCGAAATCTTCTGATAGCCCCGCAGTGTGGGTGCCCATAATAATCTTCTTCTCAGGGTAATTACCTAGAAAATAAGCAGGAAACAAATAAGAGCTGAACTCAGACTTACCCATACGAGGCGCAATATTAATAATTACTCGTTTTTTGTGCCCGTCAACTACATCTTGAAATATTTTAGCTAGTTTCCTATGGTGGGGTCCCACTTTAAACCCGGGGTATATCCGTTTAGCAAACTCAATCGGGTCGCTTTTAGCTTTCTGTAGGCTTATGCGAGATTCTTTTTTTTCTAGGGCATCTAAAAACGCCATCTTTTCAAACTTCGACATGTGCGTTACTGCCCGTTGAGCAGCCATCGCTTCTTGAGGAGATAGAATCTCAATCATCTATTTCACTCACAGTTACGTCCACTACGTCTGCCTTACCCATGTAGCGCCCAAGTTTTTCCTTAATGCGCTTTTCTAGCTCTTCGTCGCTTATGTCTTCATTTTTAACTTGCACCCGTTCGGTAAACAGGGCTACCTCAGTAACTTTACCCAGCATCTCTAAGGCTTTTAGCCGAATCCGTGCGTCTGGATGGTCCGTATCTTTAACTATCTTAGTAACCGCCATGCTCCGCAACTCTTGCGCTTGCTCAACAAACTTCCACTGATAAGCCGTCACCATACCCACAATAGACCGAATCTCTTCCGGCACTTCTAGGGCTAGTACTTTGTTTTTTGCGTCGGGACTGTTTGTGACTAAAGCGTTAAATGCGTCGGTAGCACTTTTTTCCTGAGCATCATCTAGTATACCGTCGTCATCTTCGGATAGCCCCTTTAACCAATCACTTGTCTTTATCTGGGCGTTGAGGGTTTGAGCAGCGTTTAGGTTATCTAAAGAAACAAAGCCCTCACCGGAAACAAGTTCTGGTACAAAATCTGCGGCACTCTGGTTTACTAGATGTTCCAAAAACAAATTCAAGTCCTCCTTGGTAGCGTGGGGGGCACGATTGGATTTTATTGTATCACGCATTTTTTAGTTTTGTTGTATAATAATTTCAACACTGGCTTTTCTCCTTCGTTTGGTTGGTGTGTTCCTTGTATTAGATTGATTGTCCCCGGCAACCCCGGGGACTTTTTTTGGGTAGAAGTGTATAAAGTTTGACATGAGTCCCTTATTTTTTTACAAAATTTGACATTTTTTAGTTTTGTGGCTGAGGAATAGTGTTCTTGTCATACGGCTAGTTGCTCGGACACACAGGTGGATACCCACCCCGTGGGGTGATAGACCTAGCCAAAACACCACGGCATGGTAAAATTGTTGTAACAAATGAGGCAGGTAGCACGCCTTTGTTTGTTCTGACACAGCCCGCACAGATTGCGGGCTTTTTCTTTGGGACACCTGTCCCAAACAATCTTAAGGAGGACATATGTCCGCATTAAATAAAGCCTTTGCATCAATCATTACCAGCGAACGTGACTGGGAACAAGCACTTGCCAATGCGTTGGGCAAGAAAAAGTTTCTACCGAACGATATCGTTGCAGAGTTAGCAACGACGCTGTGCGAGAAATACGATTGCTATGTTGATGTAGCCGACAACGGAATGTATCGGTTCTACAAAACGGAGGAGGTTGCTAGTGCCAACATACACGATGGTGCTAAGAAGATGTGGCAACGCAGGGTTGCACCATACCACAACATCAAGCGTAGCAAGCGTGGTGGTGATACCAGTTCACAGAAAGACGTTGTGGAACTGTTGGTCGAGCAGTTCGAGGCGATGACCAAGGCTCAACAGGCTAAGTTCCTCCGCATCGTAGCACAGTAATTTGACAACACGTTGTACAACAGGACAGAGAGCGAGGCTTCAACGCTGTTCGCTTTTCTGTCTAATCCAACCACAGGTCGAAACAGGTGAGAGCCTGTCCACACGTTTTGCGTGTGCTGATGATGACCAGCAGTCATATTGAAAGGAGAATTACTATGAGTATGGCTATTCGTATTAAGGTAGTAGATTTAACTATCGTAGCTAAGCATCTTGCTAGCTTGTCTTTTGATAAGACAGAGAGCGAGGCTTCAACCGTTACTGTTAAGTTCAATTACCTGAAGGCTACAGGTGATTTGTATGACACAGAGGTTTGTTTCAGTAGATATAGCTCAAAAGCTATTGCTGAAATATGTATGACGATAGGTATACCATTCATATATTCGTAGGTCGAAACAGGCGTGAGCCTGTCCACACGTATTGCGTGTGCTGATGATGACCAGCAGTCATATTGAAAGGAAATACCATGCAATCAGCAAAGCCTACTAAACGGGTTTACCTACCTAAACCCAAATCATATGTGTGCCTAACGCTTGAGGAACTAGCACACACAATAATTGCTTTGGAATACGTTGAGGACGTTAAGTATTCCGATGCACCCGAAGTAATCACCCCGTTGATTGCTAAGTTAGGTTTCAACCTAGCCAATGCATTTCTTAACCAATGAAAGGAAACACAATGAAATACCACGAAGCCTTGATGTTCGCCATTGTATTTACGATGGGCTTTTGCTTTGCGTTGTATCACGTCTGTAACGATGGGGGTTGGTTGCACCTAGCCCTGTTGATATGTAGCACAGGCACTCTCGTAGCACTATTCTTTATGAAGGAGAAAGACGAATGCTAAACCCTAGCCAAGTAGCCGTACTTAAACAGGCGACGTTTGGGACACCTGTCCCAAAGAAAGAAGTAGTAGCACCGCTTGCCCCCAAGGCAAGAGACCTGACTATGCGAGAAGCGTTTCATAACTTCAGCATCGTCGAATACAACCGCAGTAAATCAATCTAACCAAGAAGGGAATCACACCATGAAATATACTCCAGCCAATCCAATCGTCATCATCTTCAAACGTGACGGCGTTGTCGTAGACTTTGCTCGCACAGCCAACGGCAAGGTAAGGATATACGTATGCCATCCAACTAAGACTGTCAAGAAACTAGGCGAGGGATGGTCGTCTGTATCAAGCGTTGCGTTGCGCTCACGCATCAACATAACCACAGACTTGCAACCTCTATTGAAAGGAATATGCTTGTAAGATACAGCAACACGTTGTGGTATCGTGGTTTGAGGGGTTGCCTGACAATAGTCTACCAAAACACGCATGGTGGACATCAAGTTGACACCCCCTCAGCCTTATACAATAAGCGTCTACCAAACCAGAACACTACCTATATATATAAATATAGATATAGATAAGTAAGTAAGTAAGTGTTTAAATTGTGGTTGACTGTGTTGCTTTCTTTTTTAGGTAAGTTGAGATGTTCTTTAAAAACCGTATATACCTAGTGTTCATGTCACGCAAACCCTGTTACAATAAGGCTATGCATATGTCATACTTCGTGTCCACTAGGCGTCTTTTGGTAGACTATTATCATGAAAGGATACACATCATGGCTATCGAAGCCATCTTTGGGACACCTGTCCCAAACAAAACCTGCACCATGTGCGGGGAGATTAAACCTGTAGCGGAGTTCAAGCGCACGCTAACCCTTGCACAATCGGCACACTACTTACGTCGTGTCTCGGTTAAGACGAGAACTTCGGTCATCAGTGTAAGGTGTAAGGATTGTTGGCAAAACTCTAAGCGTAAATCAAAACTCACACGCAAAGACATCCAAAACAAAGTTGCATCGGGTGATATGCACAGTGTAACTGCTGAGATTGAGTTGCGTAAACGTAAAGACGAACTGCCTAAAATCAGGTCACGCATCATGAAAGAGTATTGGTGGGGCAAGAAAGTTAGTTACGTAAAGCAACTGAACGCTAACTTACAAAAACAGGTATCAACCTACGGCAACAGGTATCGTAATACCAAGAGCAAACTAAAGGCTAGTCTAGAAAAGCATGAAACCACACATCACGCACTACTAGAACAGCATAGCAAGAATTACACGTTAGCCAAACAGATTAAGAAAGACTTGATGGCACGTGCGAGGGAAGGT